GGCAAAAAACGACCTGATCATGGCGCCAAAGTAAGCAAACCTGTTGTTGTTACAGATCCTTTCGGGAAAACTATGGAGTACGCCAGCATTTCTATCCTGCGAGAAGAGATAAAACTAAAGCCGCCGACAGTTAACCGGGCGCTGAAATCTGGCAAGCCGTTGAGCCGTGGACCTTATAAGGGCTGGTCCTTTAAATACCTTGACTCCCTCCCTAATCCCTGATACAAAGAGATAAGTCTAGGATTTATCACCCATGCAGACTGGCCTAGCAGACTTAGTAGAGACGGCATGGGAATGTGCTACTACACAAGGAGGCTTTAATGGCCCGCACTACCTTCTCCGGCCCAGTCGCGTCGGATAACGGCTTTATCTCTGGTACCGTAACCGATGAGATTTCGGTAACTACCGCATCAAACGTTTCTTCTTCCTACGTTTCGGCTTCCAATACTACTGGTGACGTTCGTCTGAACTACAGCCGTCTGACCTTTACCTCTACTGGTTCTGGTGAGACCGCACGGTTCCTGACCCGCGTAACTGGCGCTGGCGCTGCTACTGGCGGCACGGTAAACGGCGCTCATATCTCCCTGTCCATTAATGGATCTGGAACGATCTCCGGTGCTGGTAATGCTCTGCGTCTGACCCTTGGCGGATCGTCTACCAACCCTGGTGGCACGATTGCAGCTCTCCAGCTGGACTCTGACTTTGCTTCTGGTGGCACCTGGACCAATGCTTCGTACATTCGCTGCACGAACTCTGGTACTGGCACGATTGGCACGTTTGCGGTTCTGCCCAATGCCATGATCGCAACCCAGTCGTCTGCTGCCGTATCTCATGTTATTGCCATTAAGAACGCTTCTGGTACCCCGTACTACCTCATGGTATCCAACGCGGCCTAATGGAAATTACTAAAGAGTTTCTTCTAGCCGAGATCAAGAAAATGGAGCAGCAACGTGACCACGCGCATGATGTGGCCGTTGCTTCCCAGGCGTCAATAGACACCATGCAGGCTTTGTTGGCGCGTCTTGATCTTCCCGAGGAAGAGGGGCTGAAATTTTCGGACTTAGGTCTACCTGACCCAGTGCCGATCTCGGAGATACAAGATGGCAATGCAATATGATGTAAAGTCATATCACGCGACAAGTTCCTCGCTTGCCTATGCAGCCCGTACCCGGCTAAAGGGTGTAGTTATATCGCCTTCAACTTCGACGACTTTTAACTCATGTGTGGTTGATACTCAGGGTGCGTTGTCAGGTACGTACGATATTCCAGGCTCAACAACCTGTACGGTTACTATTGCTAATCACGGTCTGTCAAACGGCGACATTGTTGGCTTTAACTTTACTAGCGGTACAGCAGTAGATGACTCATACACCGTAGCAAACGTAACAACCAACACGTTTACTATAACTACGGCAAGTCTGACCACAAGTGGTGATGTGACGATGTATCCGTATGTTCTTGTTGAATTGGATTGTTCTTCAGGTACGGCGTTTTATACGCTGATTCCGGGTGAAGGTATTCTTGCACAGGGCGGTCTGTTTTGTTTGTTGCCGTCTACCACTGTAACGATGACTATTTTTTACGGGTAGCGCCATGATGCAATATGACGTTAAATCCGCTAGAGCAGCAAATACTGGGCTGTTGGTGACGCAGATTCCTGTTCGGCTAAAGTCAATTACGGTGACAAGCGCAACCGCGTCTTTAAGAACTACTTGTGTGTGCGACCCGACACAACAAAAGTCTGGTACATATGCTCGTACAAGCCCGAGTGCCACAATTACTGTGACTATTACAAATCACGGCCTTGAGACCGGGGATCGAGTATTTTTGGACTTCACATCTGGTACTGGGCGGGATGGAGCATATACCATCACAAAAACAGGTGATAACACGTTTACTTGTGAAGATGCACCGACTACAACCACAAGTGGTAATGTCACGATGTATAGCAGTATTGCTTTAGAGATCGACACTTTTAATACAATTGGTTTACCCGTACTAATTCCCGGTGAAGGTATTTACTGCCCCAACGGTATTTTTGTGGGGTGTGGAGCTTCCGTAACTGCGACGGTGTTCTATGGCTAAGTCTCCAGCCTGGCAGCGTAAAGAAGGCAAGTCTGAAAAAGGCGGTCTTAACGCCAAGGGACGTGCTTCCTACAACGCTGCCAACCCTAGCAAGCCTGGCCTTAAAGCTCCACAGCCTGAAGGCGGTGCTCGTAAAAAGTCCTTTTGCGCCAGAATGACCGGCATGAAGAAAAAGCTGACTTCAGCCAAAACCGCCAATGATCCCAATAGCCGTATCAATAAGAGCCTCAGGGCGTGGAAATGCTAAATGGAAATGATGCTTTGGAATATCGTGTTAAGCGCGATAGTGGCAATCATGGGAATGATGCTTAAGGGCAAGTTTGATGAACTCAACCGCCTAAGTATCCTGCTTAACAGGACTCGGGAGGAAGTGGCGCGGGAACATATCACTCGTGCTGAAGTACGGCAAGACCTGGATAAGATCCGGGAACATTTTGATGATGGCTTCCGCAGACTAGAGGCCAAACTTGACGCGATGGCGCAGAAAAGGATTTGAGATGGAAAACAAAGACTCAAGCCGTACCAAAAAGATCAAAGAAGCCAAGATTGAAGATGACTTCATGGGTATTAAGAAGGGCGTCAAAGCCGCTACGGTAAAAGCCAGCGAGTTTGGTGATCGCCTTGGGTTTACCCAGGAGGATTACTACGGTCCAAAAAAGACCGAGAAAAAAGCCAGTGGTGGAATGATTAAGTCGTCAGCCTCTAAGCGAGCTGATGGGTGTGCTGTCCGTGGAAAAACGAAAGGGAAAATGATATGAAAAAGATGACTGGTATGGGTGCCTCTAAGATGGGTTCCGTTAAGACCGCTGCTCCAAGCAAAGACGGTGTTGCTACCAAAGGCAAGACCAAAGGCAAGATGATCAAGATGGCTGAAGGCGGAAAGATGCCCATGGTTATGAAGGGTGGGAAGTCTGTTCCTGCTTTCGCTGCCGACGGTAAAGGCAAAATGGCCAAAGGTGGCATGACCAAGATGCGCTATGGTGGTAAGTGCTAAATGAGGCCGTCTCGCGGAATGGGCGATATTCGCCCTTCAAAGATGCCAGAAGCCAAAATAGGAAGGCGGAAAGATGGCGATAAATTCACTACTTTCAAAGATGGTGGGAAGGTTAAGTCTCGCGTCAATGAAGCAGGCGTTTATACAAAGCCTTCAATGCGTAAAAAGCTCTTTGAGCAAATTAAAGGTTCCGCGACTCAAGGGACTTCTGCGGGCCAATGGTCAGCCAGAAAAGCCCAACTCTTAGCCAAGAAGTACAAAGCCAAAGGCGGCGGTTATAAGTGATCAAGGCCCCGGTGTATGACCCAAAGAGAGACGGCAACGTTTTTCAATGGTTACTCATCGCGGCTCAGGTTTACAGACAACGGAAACAGGTAGAGTCAAATGCCGCTAAAGAAGCCACAACAGAGCTTAAAAGACTGGGGAACCCAGAAGTGGAAAACTAAAAGTGGCAAACCGTCTTCCGTTACTGGCGAACGCTATCTCCCAGAGAAGGCGATCAACGCACTATCTCCAGCTGAGTATGCAGCGACGACTAGAGCGAAGCGAGCTGGTAAAGCTGGTGGAAAGCAGTTCGTTAAACAACCAAAGTCAATTGCAGCAAAGACAGCGAGGTTCAGATGAAAACGGTTACTCCTAGTCCATCCAAAGAAGACCAGATGAGCAAAGACCCGATTGAACAGATCAAGAAGGCCAAGGGCAAAACGGTCATAGCCAAGTCTGGTGGTTGGATCAAAGATGCCATCAAGAAGCCTGGCGCCCTTCGTTCGTCTCTTGGCGTCAAAAAGGGTGAGAAGATACCGGCTGGGAAACTTGCTGCCGCTGCCAAAAAACCTGGAAAAATAGGCCAAAGAGCACGTTTAGCCCAGACATTGAAGAAATTAGGAAAGTAATATGCCAACGTCCGGCACCGTAGCATTTAACCTAGACCTCTCCAACCTGATTGAAGAGGCGTTTGAGCGCGTCGGTGGTGAGCTGCGTTCAGGGTATGACTTACGGACGGCAAGGCGGTCTTTGAACCTGTTGACCATCGAGTGGGCTAACAGGGGTATCAATCTGTGGACGATGGAGCAGGGGTCTTTCCCGCTGGTTACAGGACAGGCCATTTATCCGATCCCCGTAGATACCATCCAGATCCTCGATACGGTCATTCGGCAGAATCCTGGAACACTGAACCAGATCGACATCAACATCAGCAACATCGCGGAACCAACGTACTCCTCGATACCCAATAAGTTAACCCAGGGCAGGCCGATCCAGTATTGGTTCAACCGGCAGTCTGGTAACGACAATCCTACGACGATTCTTCTGGCCCAGAACATTACGGCCACTGACACGACCATACCCCTGTCTACGACTACGGGCCTGGCTGCGGCAGGATTCATCAAGATCAACAACGAGACGATCAGCTACCCAAACATCTCCGGTAACTCGCTAATCAACTGCGCCCGTGGACAGAACGGCACCACGGCAGTAGGACACAACGTTATCGGCACCCCTGTTATCACGGTCCAAAACCTCCCGTGCGTGAACATATGGCCAACGCCAAACCCACCGGGAGACCAGTACACGTTTGTCTACTGGAGACTTCGTAGGATGCAGGATGCGGGCAATGGAACGACGGTACAGGACATCCCTTTCCGTCTTATCCCGTGCATGGTGGCTGGCTTGTCTTACTACTTAGGCATGAAGCTGCCAGGCATAGACCCCACCAGGATTCAGATGCTGAAGATGGACTACGAAGAGCAGTGGACACTAGCATCGGCTGAGGACAGAGATACAGCACCGCTGCGTATCGTCCCCCGCAATATGTTCTATTACGGGTAAGCCATGTCTAACAGGTTTGCTTCGGGCAAGTTTGCAATTGCTGAGTGCGATAGGTGTGATCAGAGGTTCATGTTAAAAGAGTTGCGTATCCAGACGGTTAAGACCAGGCCATTTAAGATCAAAGTGTGCCGGGCCTGTTGGGATCCTGATCAGCCCCAGCTACAGCTTGGTATGTACCCGGTCAACGATCCACAAGCCGTTAGAGAGCCGCGCCCAGACGTCAGTTATAGGCAGTCTGGAACGACAGGATTGCAGGAGCTTACGACCAATAGCACGGCCCCACTGGGCTTTGGTTTTCCGGCAGAAGGCAGTAGAGTGTTCCAATGGGGATGGTACCCAATAGGTGGGGCCAGCGCTGAAGATGCGGGGTTGACGCCAAACGATTTAGTGGCTACAACAGCCGTAGGAACTGTATCAATCTCAATATCCTAGGAGTTTAAAATGATGAAAAGTATGCGCGGCGTTGCAAAGCGGGAAGCCATGAAGGCCGTTAAGGGCCATGAGGCAACCATGCACAAGGCCAAGAAAATGAAGGCTGGCGGTCCCACCTCTATGGACATGAAGAAGTATGGCCGTGGAATGGCTAAGGTGATGAATCAGCGTTCGCCGGTTCGTAAAGTACGTGCTACGGGGATCTAATCATGGCTAAATACAGCAATAAAGTAATGGGCAAAGAGGTCGGAGACGGCGCTCTTTATGCCCCTCCCCATACGATGACCGGAAAGGACATTGGCCCTAAAGAGGCTATGAAGGCTGTCAGTCGTCCTCCAGATCCCAACACCCTCGCTGCTAAAGACTTTACCTGCAACACCCCGGCTGGGCGTGTGAGCTTTGGTGACCCTGGCCGCGACTATGTAAAGACCGACGGGATCAAGATCCGTGGGACTGGTGCGGCTACTAAGGGTGTAATGGCTCGGGGACCGATGGCGTGAACTACACGGAACTGACCGCTGCAATTAAGGGCTATGCAGAAAATGATTTCCCAGAGACTGTGGGGAGTTTTACCTCTGCATCCCAGATAGCCACGTTTGTCCAAGAGGCTGAGCAGCGGATCTACAATTCCATTCAGATTCTTGCCCTGCGGAAGAACTCGACTGGTACGGTTACGGGAGGAAGTCAGTATTTGACCGCCCCTGTAGACTGGTTGGCAACTTTCTCTTTGGCCGTGATTGACCCGGTTACGGGAGAGTACGAGTACCTTCTGGACAAGGATGTGAACTTCATCCGCCAGGCGTATCCGTACCCGACGACATCAGGCAAGCCCCTGTACTACGGGTTGTGGGATGAAAATACGTTCATTCTCGGGCCGACACCGGATGTTAACTACGTTATGGAGCTGCATTACTTCTACTATCCAGAGTCAATAGTGACGGCTGGAACGTCCTGGCTTGGCGATAACTTTGACTCTGTCCTTCTGTACGGGGCTTTGCTGGAGGCTGCGGCGTTCATGAAGAGCGACCCAGATACAATAGCCAACTATACGGCTCGTTACGGTGAAGCCATGGATGTGCTCAAACAGCTCAGCGAAGGTAAGAACAGGTCTGACGCCTACAGAAACGGGCAGATTAGGGTTCCAATTAGATGATCGTTCAGACGCAGACCACCTCTTTCAAAGAGGAACTCTACGAAGGAATCCACGACCTTTTGACGGATACTTTGAAGATGGCTCTGTATACGGCCAACGCAGATCTAAACGCTGCCACAACCGTCTACACAACAGATCAAGAAGTGTCTGGAACAGGGTATACAGCCGGGGGAGATACTGTAACAAATGTTACAGTGCAATCATCTGGGAATACTGCATACGTCAATTTTGACAATGTCCAGTGGCCTGGCGCCTCGTTTACTACCCGTGGAGCTTTGCTCTACAACGCTAGCAAAGCAAACCGTTCGATTGCGGTCATCAATTTTGGTTCCGATAAGATTGTAAATAACGGTACTTTTACCGTAACTATGCCTGCCAACACGGCCACAACCGCCCTGATAAGGTCAACCTAATGTTCGCCTCGTTCTTCTCTGAGCCGCCTACTGTCGTGGTATCTCAGATCCCGCCTACTGAGCATGAGACCTGGATGCCGGCAGAAGACTTTGAGATGTGTGGGTCGTTGAACATTGACTTGGATCTACTGAAAAACAACGTCTCAACCAACATCAAGCGGGGCTTTCAACAGATCGCTCCCCACCCTACCAATGAGGTAGAGGCAATGATTGTTGGTGGAGGGCCGTCCCTCAAAGAATACATCCACGAAATTAAGATGCTTCGCCGCAT